CAATCTGTCTATAAATTAGAGAGATCCTTTTTTGAAGACTATAACGTTGTTATCGGTGATGAAGCTCACTTATTTAAGAGTAAGTCTTTAATATCTATAATGACAAAATTGCATCATGCCAAGTATAGATTTGGATTTACTGGCACACTTGATGGAACACAAACTCATAAGTGGGTATTGGAGGGATTATTTGGGCCATCCTATAAAGTAACAAAAACTGAGGAACTTATGAGACAAGGACATCTATCTCAGTTAGATATTCAGTGTATTGTTCTAAAACATTCAGAGAAAAAATTTGAGACTTATCAAGATGAAATAGAATATCTTATCACTCATGAACAAAGAAATAAGTTTATTAAGAATCTATCTTTGGATTTAAAAGGTAACACTCTTATTCTATTTTCAAGAGTTGAAGCTCATGGTCAGGTGCTTTATGATTTAATAAATAATAATAAGAAAGGTGAAAGAAAAGTATTCTTCATTCATGGTGGTGTAGACACTAGTGAAAGAGAATTAGTTAGAGAAATTACAGAGGAGGAATCAAATGCGATCATCATCGCAAGTTATGGTACTTTTAGTACTGGCATTAATATTAAACGGCTGCACAACATCATCTTCGCCAGTCCCTCAAAGTCCAGAATTAGAAATCTCCAATCCATTGGACGTGTCTTAAGAAAGGGCAAAGATAAAGTAAAAGCAACTTTATATGATATCTCTGATGATTGTACATATAAATCTAAGAGAAACTATACCCTTAATCATCTTATCGAGAGAATCAAAATCTACAATGAAGAAAATTTCAACTATGAAATAATAACCATCCAACTAAGAAAATGATAGAAGACGACTTTTTCGCTACAATTAAATTTAAATCTGGAGAAGAAATCTTTTGCAAGGTTGCTTCATCAGAGGAAGAAGATAAAATTATGCTGCTCGTTGCTGATCCTGTTGTTATAGCTGAGATCAAAGGACGTACAGGAGTCGTTGGTTATAAGGTAGAACCTTGGTTAAAAACAACTAAAGATGATATGTTTGTAATTAATCTAGATGATGTTTTAACAATGTCTGAATCTAGTGATGCTGAAATGATTAATATGCATCAACAGTATGTACAACACAATGATAAAAATGGTGATGGTAGTAGTAAATATAAGTTAAACAGAAAAATGGGATATCTATCAACTATTGATGATGCTAAAAATACTTTAGAAAAAATATATAAAGATAATTCTAAAAGCTAATATCTCTTGAACCTCTACAAAGGTTATTGTAACGGTATAATAGGAACTTGTCAAGTCTGAATGAAAGTGTTATAATATCTACATAATAGTGATGAAGACTTATGCCAATACAACCAGGTAAAACTATGGCTAAAAGAAAAAGGTCGGAGCACTATGTAAATAATAAAGAGTTTCTCGCTGCTCTTATTAGATATCAAGAAGATATAGAGATTGCTAGATTACAAGATAAACCTAAACCTGTTATACCAAGATACATAGGAGAGTGCTTCTTAAAGATTGCGAATCATTTATCATTCAAACCAAACTTTGTCAACTACATGTTTAAGGAGGATATGATCTCCGATGGTATAGAAAATTGTGTTCAGTATATACACAACTTTAATCCTGAGAAATCTCGTAATCCATTTGCATATTTTACACAGATCATACACTATGCATTTCTACGCAGAATCCAAAGAGAGAAACGTCAATTAGAAATTAAGAATAAAATTATTGAGAAGTCTGGCTATAATGAAGTATTTGATGATAGTAACAAGATTGACGGAGACAACTTTTCGGAGTATAATTCCATTAAAGATGCTGTACATGCAAAACTTCGTAGTTAATGAAAATAGCAGTAATTACAGATCAACACTTTGGGTGTCGTAAAAATTCTAAACTTTTTCATGATTATTTCTTACAGTTCTATAAAAATGTTTTCTTCCCTACTTTAGAAAAGGAAGGTATTACCACGGTCATTAATATGGGTGATACCTTTGATAGTAGGAAAGGAATTGATTTTGCTGCATTGACATGGGCTAAAGATAATTATTTTGATCGTTTAAAAGAGATGGGCATAACTGTTCATACAGTTGTGGGTAATCATGACATATATTATAAAAATACAAATGATGTAAATGCAATAGATCTTCTGCTGAGAGAGTATGATAATATTCCCATATATGAGGAGACAACTTCTATAGAAGTGGGTGGTTTAAATATTCTTCTTGTTCCTTGGATCAATAAAGAAAACGAAGAGAAAAGTATTTCTTTGATTAAGAAATCAAGAGCATCTGTTTGTATGGGACATCTGGAGTTAAATGGATTTAGAGCAACTCCAGGCCATATGATGGAACATGGAATGGAGTGGGATATATTTAAAAAATTTAAAAAAACATTTTCTGGACACTATCATTGCAGATCAAGTCAAGATAATATTTACTATCTTGGTAATCCTTATGAGATGTTTTGGAATGATGTGGATGATGCTAACAGAGGATTCCATCTATTTGATACAGAAACATTAGAACATACTCCAGTTAATAATCCATACAGACTTCATAAGGTAATCTATTATAATGATCAAGATTACCAGTTGTTTGATGCAAGAGAATTAGAGGATAAAATAGTAAAGGTAGTAGTGAGAAAAAAAAGTAATCAAGTAAAATTTGAAAAATTTATTGATAAGTTGTATAATGCTAATGTGGCTGAGTTGAAGGTTGTGGAGAATTTTATTCTTCATGATGCAGAAAATTTTGAAGCGTTTGAATCCGAAGATACTCTTTCTATTCTTAATAGGTATGTGGAAGAGGCACAGGTTGATCTTGATAAATCAAGAATTCAAAAGATGCTTCAAGATACATATCAAGAGGCCTGTGAGTTAATATGATGTTTATATTAACTATGGATGGAAAAGAAAAGGCAGGTGCTTACGCTGTGGAAGATAAGAGAGGAGGTCAAATATTGTATATCTTTGAGGAAGAAGATGATGCTGACAGATATGCTATGATGTTAGAGGATGTGGGTTATCCCAATATGAACGTAGTTGAAGTTGATGAAGATTTAATGATGAAGACATGTCACATTCATGGATATGAATATGCCATCATTACTCGAAATGACATTGTAATTCCACCTGAAGAACATGATTACATTTGAAAAAATACGTTGGAAAAACTTTTTAAGCACTGGTAACCAGTATACAGAAATAAAATTCAACAATTATGCCACCACTTTAATAATAGGAACAAATGGAGCTGGTAAAAGCACAGTGCTAGATGCTTTGACATTTAGTTTGTTCAGTAAACCTTTTCGCAAGATTAATAAATCACAATTAATCAATAGTGCTAATGAAAAAGATGCGAGAGTAGAAGTAGAATTTTCTATTGGGGATATCAAATGGAAAGTAGTTCGAGCTATAAAACCTAATATATTCGAGATCTGGAAAGATGGTAAATGCTTAGATCAGTTTTCTAATGCTAATGATCAGCAGAAGTGGTTAGAGCAAAATGTTATAAAAATGAATTATAAGTCTTTTACTCAGATAGTTATTTTGGGTAGTAGCACTTTTGTTCCTTTCATGCAACTATCAGCCACAAATAGAAGAGAAGTTATTGAAGATCTATTGGATATAAAAATATTTTCCTCGATGAATAATATTATCAAAGATAAAATCAAAATAGTTAAAGATCAAGCAAGGACTTTAGATCTTAAGAAAGAGTCTTTAAATGATAAAGTTGAGATGCAAACTAATTGGATCAAAGAATTAGAGTCGCAAAGCAAGGGAAGAATAAAGGAAAAGGAGGGTAAAATAAATTTACTGGAAGGTGAAATAATGGATGCATCTGATGAAACAGAGTGTCTTGTGAAAGACGTTGAGATGATTACTAAAGATCAAGAAGTATTGACAGGGGCTACAGAAAAGTTACGTGAGTTAGGAAATCTTAAAGGAAAAATATCTAACAAAGTGGCAACGATCACTAAGGAACATAAGTTCTTTACAAAGAATACGGTTTGTCCTACATGCACTCAAGACATTGAAGAGGACTTCAGAATAAATAAAATTAACGATGCTCAAACTAAAGCAAAGGAGTTGCAATCTGGTTATAAAGAACTAGAGGAGGCAATTAAAAAGGAGGAAGAGCGAGAGCATCAATTTATAACTTTATCTAAGGAGATTACTAACCTAACGCATGGCATTTCTAAAAACAATACTCGCATCTCTGGGTGTCAACGGCAAATCAGAGATCTGGAATCGGAGATTCAAGGAATTACCGAACAACTTGCAAATAGAAATACTGAGCATGAGAAACTAGAAGATTTTCAGACCAAGTTAGCAGAGACATATGAGGCATTAGCCTCTCAAAAAGAAACCATTCAATACCATAACTTTAATTATGGGTTACTCAAGGATGGTGGAGTTAAGTCCAAAATCATAAAGAAGTATTTGCCTCTGATTAATCAGCAGGTGAATAGGTATCTTCAGATGATGGACTTTTATATTAACTTTACATTGGATGAGGAGTTTAACGAGACTGTCCAGTCTCCCATCCACGACAATTTTTCTTATTCCTCCTTCAGTGAAGGGGAGAAGATGCGTATTGATCTAGCTCTTCTCTTTACTTGGAGAGAGGTAGCACGGTTTAAAAATTCTGTCAATACCAATCTTCTGATCATGGATGAGGTGTTTGATTCCTCACTTGATGGGTTTGGAACGGAAGAATTCCTTAAGATTATCCGCTTTGTCATCAAAGATGCTAACGTTTTTGTAATATCACACAAGACAGGTATGGACGATAGGTTCGATAGTGTGCTAAAATTTGAGAAAATAAAAGGATTCAGTAGGTTAGCCTTATGAGACCCGCAGGTTGTATCGGAATTGTTGGTAATGGTTTCGTCGGAAACGCTGTATATCAGAACGTAAGGGATAAAGCACCAACCAAGGTTTATGACGTAGATCCCAATAGATCTTTCAATACTCTAGAAGAAGTTTTAGAACAGGAGTTTATTTTTGTATGCCTTCCTACTCCTATGAGAATGGATGGGAGTTGTGATTTGTCTATATTGGAGAAGTTTTTTGAGGATATCGATAATCCTGATAATTATGCAATTGATGAGGAACATACCTTTATCATCAAGTCCACAGTTCCAATAGGAACAACACAGAGGTTAGCAAAAAAGCATGAGCTTTTATGGATAACTCATAATCCAGAGTTCTTGACTGCGAGGAATGCTGTTAAGGATTTTGCTCGTGCAGAGAGAACTGTTATAGGTGGAGATCCTCTTCTCACTGCAAGGGTTGCTAATCTCTATTGGCGTTATATTTACTCTGGATGTTGTGGAGGAGAGGTTATTCAATGCTCTTCGGATGAGAGTGAAGCAATTAAATATTTCTCTAATACTTTCTTGGCTTATAAGGTAGCATATTTCAATAAGATATATGATATGTGTGAGAAGGTGGGTATGGATTATAAGAATGTGGTAGAGGGTGTGACTGGGGATAG